GTTACGTAGCGAGGGTCAGCAACCCCTCTAACCAGGAGAACCCGAACGTTGCGGGTCTTCTTAAGTATTGTGTGAAACACCAGCACTGGAGCGTCTTTGAGCAGGCATTCATGACGCTTGAGATCGAAACCACCAGGGGCATTGCAGCACAGATTCTGAGGCATCGTTCTTTCACCTATCAAGAGTTCTCCCAACGATATGCTGATAGTTCTCTTCTAGGAGATAGTATTCCTCTCTTTGACTTGCGTCGTCAGGATACAAAGAATCGTCAAAACTCTATTGATGATATTGATGATTCGGTAAAGCAAGAGTTTGAGAGTAAGATTCGTAAGCACTTTGATGACTCTATGGTTCTCTATCAGTCAATGCTTGATATGGGAATCGCAAAAGAGTGTGCAAGGTTTGTATTGCCTCTGGCAACTCCAACACGAATCTATATGAGTGGCTCGTGCCGTTCTTGGATTCATTATATCTCTCTGCGTTCTGGTCACGGAACTCAGAAAGAGCATATGGATATTGCTGATGCTTGCAAGAAGATCTTTATGGAACAGTTTCCAACTGTTTCAGAAGCACTTGAATGGGTCTAAATATATCATTATGTTATTTAACTTTTATGCCGACGTATAGATTTGAAAATACTGAGACGGGTGAGATCTTTGAGAAATGGATGCTCATGGCAGAAAAAGATCCATATCTCAAAGAAAACCCTCACCTGAAACCACTGATTCCAACACAGATGAATGTTGGAGAAGTTGGAGATTGGCAAAATAAACTAATCTCCAAAAACCCTGGATGGAATGATGTACTTAAAAAAGCATCTAAAGCTCCAGGTTCTAAAGTAAAACCTCTCTAATAAGATATGCCAAGAAGAAGAAAGGACGATCAACCAATTGGTGTTGGTATGACTGCAAAGCAGATGAAAAGAAAAAAACCAATCGGTTCAGATTTGTTTAGGGAAATTGAACCTCTAACTGAAAACCAAGGTGTTTTATTTGATTCATTTTCTGAGGGAAAAAATATAGTTGCATATGGTGCAGCTGGAACAGGAAAGACATTTATTACTCTTTATAATGCACTTAAAGAAGTTTTAGATTTGAGAACACCATATGAAAAAATTTATATTGTTCGTTCTTTAGTTGCAACTAGAGAGATTGGATTTCTTCCTGGAGACCATGAAGATAAATCTTCTCTTTACCAAATTCCATATAAGAATATGGTAAAGTATATGTTTGAAATGCCATCAGATGCTGATTTTGATATGCTGTATGGTAATCTTAAAACTCAAGGAACTATTAGTTTCTGGAGTACTTCTTTTATTCGTGGCACTACTTTAGATAATTGCATTATTATTGTTGATGAGTTTCAGAATCTAAATTTCCATGAGTTAGATTCTATTATCACTCGTGTTGGTGAAAACTCCAAGATTATGTTCTGTGGTGATGCAACTCAGTCTGATTTAATTAAGACAAATGAAAAGAATGGTATTATTGATTTTATGAAAATCTTGAGGAACATGCCATCATGCGATGTAATCGAATTTGGTGTTGAAGATATTGTTCGCTCTGGATTGTGTAAAGAATATCTAATTGCAAAAATGGAACTTGGTCTATGACATTTATTCATCATAATTACTTGGGTGATCTTGAACTAAACAAAAAAGAAACTTCTGGCATCCGTCTCTATAATCTTCCAAATGGAGACTGGGTGCCTTCTATTACTTCTGTAACTAGTTTTTACAATAAGCAAGTTTTTGTTGAGTGGAGAAAGAGAGTTGGTGTAGAAGAAGCTGATAGAATCACAAGACAAGCAACAGCAAGAGGAACTGACTTTCACCAAATATGTCAGGACTATCTTGAAAATAAAGAACTGAATATGGATGACTATCAGTTACCAACTCAGTTTATGTTTCACCATGCCAAACCATATCTGAATAAGATAAATAATATTCATGCCATTGAAAGAACTTTATATTCGGAGTATCTTGGTCTAGCAGGCCGAGTAGACTGTATTGCAGAATATGAAGGAGAGTTGGCAGTTATTGACTTTAAGACATCCACTAAAATTAAACCAGAAAAGTGGATCGAAAACTATTTTGTTCAAGAGATGTTTTATGCATCTGCTTATTACGAATTGACTGGAATTCCCATCAAAAAACTTATCACTTTGATGGTAACTCCTGGTGGTGAAGTAAAAGTATTTGACAAAAGAAACAAAAACGACTATATTAAATTATTAGTTCGTTATATTAAAAAATTTGTACATCACAATACTGGGACGCATGGAGAATGAATTAGAAAAGGTACTGGAAAATAAATTCTTTTGTCCTTCTCGTTTCGCTCAAGAGATAGAATCTGTGGTTCAAAAAAATAAAGAAATGAACTATATTGATGCAATCATATATTTTTGCGAGAAGAACAATATTGAAGTAGAATCTGTACCAAAATTAATCTCAAAGCCTCTAAAGGAGAAATTAAAATATGAGGCAATGGAGTTGAACTTCCTAAAGAAAAGTTCTAGAGCAAAACTTCCTTTGTAATATTAAATGAAAGTGACACCAATCGAGGCCTATAAGACTTATATTTCAGTTAAAAATCATTTCACAAAACCAAACTATGATTATATCAAATACAATGGTAAAGTAAAGGCAGGTGAAAAGAGTTTTTATTCCCGTAAAGATAGGTTTTGGTTTGAAAGATTGTCAAGGCAAAAGAAAGATAATGAAATACTAGATTTTTTTGTTTCTAATTTTGCATCAGCCACTGATCCTCAGACACTTTGGATTGGAGAAATTATTAAAAGTGGAACAGATATTTACAGTGATTGGATGAAAAGAATTCAATCACTGTCTTATAATTTTAAGCAAGAAGTAGAGTTCTTGTTTTCCTCAGAAAAATTTGAAGATATTTTCAAAATCAAAGGGTCTTCACATCCTTTGATTTTGAAGTATTATATGAAAGGAAATATTTCATTAGAAACTCTTGTTATATTTGATATGATTTTTTCTTTTAGTAAAAATTTTGACAAGAAATTAAATGATCCTGTTTGGGATATTGTAAGTATGAAAATTAAAAAGTACTCTCCATTTATACATATAGATGTATCTCGCTATAAGAGAGTTTTAAAAGAAGTTATTTTGGAGAATAAATGAGTTTTTTTGAATCAGATGTCGTCCGAGCTGAGATGACAGAAATATCTGAATTACAGGAAGAGATTTACAGTAATGTATTTAAATTTCCTACTATGAGTAGGGAAGATAAATTGGAACACATTAATATCTTAGAAAGACTTCTCGATAAACAAAAAGTTCTTTACACAAGACTTTCTCTTTCAGATGATCCAGAAGCAAAAGAGATGAAGAAAAGAATTTCTGAATCTGCAGTTGTTATGGGCCTTCCAGAAAATGTTGATATGAATGTTTTTTTCCGAGACATGAGTGAGATGGTTAAAAAAATGAAGGAACAGATTGACAAAACTGGGTCAGACCTGTAGAATAGTCAGGTACACAAAAGCCAAATACGTACAAATCCGAGGTAATCTAATGTCTTTTGCAAATCTTAAAAAGCAATCTTCTCTTGGTTCTTTGACTGCCAAACTGGTCAAAGAAGTTGAGAAAACAACTTCCAGCAGCGGTACTGATGAGCGTTTCTGGAAACCTGAAATGGACAAGACTGGAAATGGTTTTGCCGTTATTCGTTTCCTTCCTGCACCTGATGGAGAAGATCTTCCTTGGGCAAAGGTATATTCTCATGCTTTCCAAGGTCCTGGTGGTTGGTATATTGAGAACTCTCTGACTACTCTTGGTCAGAAAGATCCTGTTTCTGAGCACAACCGTGAGCTTTGGAACAGTGGTAACGATAAAGATAAAGAAATTGTTCGCAAGCAGAAGCGTAAACTGTCTTTCTATTCCAACATTTATGTTGTAAAGGATCCTGCAAATCCCCAAAACGAAGGTAAAGTTTTCCTGTTTAAGTATGGTAAGAAGATCTTTGATAAGATCATGGAAGCAATGCAACCTGAGTTTGAAGACGAAACTCCAATCAATCCTTTCGACTTCTGGCAAGGTGCAAACTTCAAGATCAAAATCGTCAAGAAGGATGGTTATTGGAACTATGACAAGTCAGAGTTCGACCGAATTGCACCACTCCTGGATGATGACGATGCTCTGGAAGCCCTCTGGAAGAAGCAGTATTCTTTGACTGCTGTTACTGCTCCTGACCAGTTCAAGTCTTATGAAGATCTTGAAAAGCGTCTGAAGTATGTTCTGGGTCAAAAACCTGCTGCCCGTCCACAACTGGATGAAGAGGTTGATGATGAGGACAATGATCGTGGTTCTTATACTCCGAACTTTAGTTCTCGTCGTGAAGAGAGTGAACTTCCTGAAACTCTCAGCAAGCAACTCAATAGTCTCTCATCTAAATCGGATGAAGATGAAGATGATGCTATTGCATACTTCCAGAAACTTGTTGATGATTGATTAATCGTATAGTCTAATATTATCAGCTCTCTTAAGGGTTCTTGACAGGTACTGTGAAGAACCCTTTTTATATGTCATAATTTCTTCAAGATCATTAAACACTATGTTTAGATATCTTGGTTTGAGTACAAATATATTTCTTTTTTTATTTTCTAATTCCATTTCATAGTCAAGATTTGTGACTGGTTCTAAAAATTGAACAGAGTCAACATACACCAATCTTTGTTCACTTGCATCATAGTATTCATAGTAATAATGGTTTTGAATTCCTCCAGTTGATTTTGATATGAATTCAACTCTTTCAGATCCAGTAATGTTTTGAGCTACAACAATTGAATTATTTTCTATTGATGAGTCTGGAGTCACATCTACAAAAGTTATATTGGCAAATGCTTCATCAAGATAAATTTTATTTACGATATATTTTCCATTCAATATTTCATCATCACCTCCATATCCAGTTACTTCTATTTCATCACCAACTGCAAGGTTGCTTGTAAGTCCACCTTCACCAATATGAATTTTAAAAATACCATTCGCATAACTTGAACTTGCAATTTTTCTTGTTTCACTTCCAATAAATCCATTTCCTGTTTTTAATGTTGGTGGTAAAATGACATCAGCAGGAATAATCGTAACACCTAAACTATCTTTTACTTCTTTAGTTTTATAATACTTAACTGCATTTAAGTTTTCAAAAGAACCATACTTTTCAAGAAGAATATTGTCGAAAGTATTTTGCTCTAGAGGCCATTCTGTTTGTATGTTTAAGATATTATTAGAAATCAAAACTACCCAATCAAGATTCTCATCACCATAAAACTTGAATGCTACATTATCAGGTCTTTCATCACCAATAATAGAATACTTTGTGAAGAAAGAAAGGTTACCAAAAATATCTTCTCTCAGTTTTCCTCTACGAAAAAGATTTTTTACTGGAGCATATTCTGATATTTGTCTTTGATCTACATCTCTACTAACGTATTCAAAGTTTGGTACTTGTCTGAAGTATGATGACATTTTAGTAACCTATTCCTGATGTGCTAAAGTTTGTATCATAATCTGCTTGAGTAACAGGCTCTAACTCTTGGAAAGAGAGTGACATATTATAAGAAACCATAGTGTTAGTCTCATCAGAATATGTTGCATAAGAACCATCAGGAGTATAGTCAACACTCATATTTTTCAATGCACAAGTTTTTATTAAATTCAATGAAGGATGTGCAGCATTTCCATTTGAACCTCTTATATATTTAATCTGAAATACTGGTGGGGCAGTTAAGAATAAGTTACTAACTGCTGTTCCTGGAGAAGAGAATTGTTTAAATGCTCTGATGATTTGCTTTACTGTTTCTGCCTCATTACGATCTCTTGGAGAAAGTTTAAAATTAAAATCAAATGGTCTGAGAGTTGGTCCTTGGAATAATAACTCAAGATTTGGATTCAATACTGCACCACCAAATCTTGACAGTAAACCAGTAGTACTAGTTGCTTTTCCTGCAAGATATAATGTTAAAGCTTCTTTTGCTCTTGCATCTCCCGCCGCAGTGCCAACTTTTGTTTTTAAACTATCAATATAATTTTTTACATCGTTAGTTTGAATTGCTTTTGATCCTGCCACTTTTTCATAATCTACAGCATTTAATTCTCCCTGATTCCAATTCACACTGTTATTGTCAGTAATTCCAGATTGAATTGGCAAATAAACAGTTCCAAATTCTTCTTTTAGATTTCTGGGCCCGGGGTTAAAAGTTGTAGATCCAGAAGTATCAACACTTCTTGGACTAAATCTAACAAACTTAAACTGGATTTTGTCTTGACCTATAACATCTTCAGATGCTTCTGGATATACTAAGACTTTTTTACCAAAGACAGATTCAAAAGTTTTTTGTTCATCTGAAGCAATTCCACCCGCAAGTGCAGCAATAGCTTGACTATTTTCTGCACTAGTTGGGGCATCAGTTTGTTGTGGGTTATTTTGTGCTGGACCTCCACCGCCACCAGCACCACCAGGAGCAACATTTCCTTGTGAACTATATCCGGGTGTTTGTTTAATTTTATCTAGATTTCTTTGAACTACCGGATCGGTTGCATTTAATTCAAGATTTCTTATAAAACCACTTTTTATTGATTTATTTAACGTATTTTGTTGTTGCTGTCCATCTGCACCACCATAATATTGTTCATATAAACTTTTATTTTCTGCATATGGTGTTGACTTACCAGTAGCTGGATTAAAATTATATAAAGGCGTTCTACCTAGACTCACACCAAAAGCATTTTTGTTAGTTGTAAAAACATCATATGCGCCAGTATCTGGATTAGCTACTACAACTACATCACGATTAAATGTTGATGTAGTTGGTGCACCAATTCCATTTCCTTTCACTTTTTGTGTGAAAGTAGCCTCTAAATTGCCATTATTATCTTTCCATCCAGGAAGTGTTGCTAACATTTTATGAGCACTTTTCTTTATTTAGTTACGATTGCAAGAACCTTGCATAATTAACAGAGCGAAGATAATCAATTTCATTATTTTCTATAATATGAAGTTTACCAGATACTTCTTGCCAGGTATAACTTCTAGATTCTCCCCAATGAAAATTAATTCCTTTAAAACCCCATCTCTGAACATCGGTACAAGCAATCAAAGGAAATTGGTCAAATCTAATGTCAGGAGTTTTGGGAAGGTAAATGAAAGTATAATATCTACCAACATCAGGTATGAATTCAGTCTCTCTAAAGACATCCATAATTTCAAGCATAATAGATTCGGAGTCAGTTAAACCATCAATCTTTCTTTTTAACCGAGATACTCTACTAGAAGTTTTGAGAATATCTTCTCCAAATCCTTTTGCCATTACTTGAGTCCGAGTTCGTTTTCTGTTATGATTTTAAATTCTATAAGTCTATCATCACAGAATTCTTTTGCAGCTTTCCATTTTGCTTGATTGACTGCATATGTTTTCATCTCATACAACCAACTTTTTGTCTTTCTTTTTGGTTCTTTTGGTTGTATAGTTTGCTTTTTTGGTTTTACTTCAATCACATAAGTTTTAATCTGACCAGTAGACTCTTTAACCTTAATGATAAAATCAGGAAAGTATCTGTGAACTCTATTGTCTACTGGAGATTTATATGGAATCCAAAATTCTTCAGAACCCCACTCTAATATATTCTCATTCTGGTCACACCAATTACAGAATCTTCTTTCCCAGCTACTTCTACAAATAATATTGTTTGGGTCTCCCTTATATTTTTGTGGATATGATGGTTTGAATCTACTTTTTATACTTTGTGCCATTATCTTTGCTACATAATATATAAGGTAGAAATATTTATAGATGGCAGTAACAAACGCAAGACCTTATAGGATGAGTGAGATTAAAAGTAAGTTATTGCAACCAGCATTAACTTCTCATTATGTTTGCCAATTTAATCCACCAAGAAATGACTCATTTAAAAACTTTTTTAATCAAAGAAAAAGTGCAGGATTTCTTGGTGCTGATTGGGAATCAAGGGAAAACCAAGATTTGATTGAGTTATCTTGCTGTGAAGCATCATTGCCAGGTTCGAGTTTGGCAACAATTGATATTAATGGAGACTATACTGGAGTCTCTGAGAGACATGCATACAGAAGACAATATGATCAGAATGCAGACTTTACTTTTTATGTAGATAAAAATCATTATATTGTTGATTACTTTGAGAACTGGTTGTCTTTCATTGTTGGCGAAAACAATATAAAACGCCAAAGAAACCCCAATTACAGTTATAGAATAAATTTTCCACAGGACTATAAGAGTTCAAATCTTTCAATAACTAAATTTGAAAGAGATTATTCTGGAAGAAATTTGACTTATCAATTTATTAATGCATTTCCAATAAGCATTAATTCAATGCCAGTCTCTTATGACTCCTCTCAACTTTTAAAGTGCACCGTATCATTTAATTACAGTCGCTATGTTCTTGATAGAGGTATTATTGAATGAAATTATGATGTTGATAATGGAAGACTTAATTCTACTGCCCAAAATCTAACCAATAATTCATTTGGAGGATAAATATAGTAACCTGAATTTATAATTCACAAAGTATGCCTTTACCAAAGATTTCGACGCCCACTTATTTCTTGACACTACCATCGACAGGGAAAGAAATTAAGTATAGGCCATTTTTAGTTAGAGAAGAAAAGTTGCTTGTACTTGCACTTGAGAGTGAAGATCCTAAGCAAATTACAGAAGCAATTAAAACAGTCATTAAGAGTTGCATCCAAACAAGAGGAGTTAAAGTAGAAACTTTACCAACTTTTGATATTGAATATCTGTTTCTCAATATCAGAGGAAAGTCTGTAGGGGAAGAGATTGAAGTTAATATTATTTGTCCAGATGATGGTCAAACAACAGTACCAGTTAAGATTTTAGTCGATGAAATTGAGGTACAAAAGTATGATGGCCATGATTCAAACATTAAGATTGATGATGACATTGTTCTTCAAATGAGATATCCATCACTTGAGCAATTTATTAAGAACAATTTTGATTTGAATGCGACCAATGATATGGACCAGGCATTTGATCTGATTGCATCTTGTATTGATAAAATTTGTACAGCAGATGAAGTTTGGTCAACTAGTGATGTAACTAAAAAAGAAGTCAATGAGTTTTTAGATCAAATGAACTCATCTCAATTTAAAAAGATTGAGAAGTTTTTTGAGACTATGCCAAAATTAGCTCATAATATTAAGGTAACCAATCCAAATACCAAAGTTGAAAGTGAAGTTGTTCTTGAAGGGTTATCATCTTTTTTCGTATAGCAATGATCCATATGGATCTTGAAAATTATTATATGTTAAATTTTGCCCTCCTTCAGTACCATAAATACTCTTTGACAGAGATTGAAAATTTGATTCCCTGGGAACGGGACATCTATGTTACTTTATTAAAAAATCATCTGGAAGAAGAAAAACAAAAGCAGCAATCTAATGGATCCTGATTTTCCCGACTTAGATGATCTACTAAACAGTATTCAAGATGAGGGTAAAAGAGAAAGAGCTCTTGCCCTCTATGAAGGAACACGAGAAGATGATTTAGTTGAGGAAGAAATTGATGAAAGGATATTAAGACTTTTAGGTCTAGAAGATACTTTTGATATTGACTATGATACATATAAGACTCTTTTAAAAGAAGCAAATATAAGGTATAGTGTAATAGGCACAAAGGACATCCCAACAGATGAGGTGATGTTACTGCAAGAGGAATTAAAAAGAGTAAGAAGAAAGGTTGGTAGATTTAAGTTAAAGAAGAAAAAGATAACTGCGGATGACCTTGGCGTATCTGGTGCAATTAGAAAAGAAGACAAGCAACAGTACTATCTTGTAAGTAAAGCCATCATTCCAGAAGCAGAGGTTTCTGGTGAAGAATCAAAGGAAAAGACTGATAGATTATTAGAAAATATTGTTACAATCAGAGAAACTGTAGAAGGTATTCTTGATAAATTAAAGGACCAAGTTAAGTTAGAAAAAGATACTGCAGAACTTGAGAGAAAAAGAGAGCAGGTTGCAAAAAGAAATAGAAGAGAATCTGAATTAGAAAAGAAAAAGCAGAAAAAAGGTGGAGCATTAGGTGCCATTGCAAAAGTTTTTTCTCCAATACAAGGAGTTTTGAATTCTATATTCAGATTTCTTGCATATAGTATTTTAGGAAGAGCATTCCGTTCATTTATAGATTGGTTCTCTGACGAAAAAAATAAAAAGAAAGTAGATACTATTGTAAGATTTTTGAAGGATTGGTGGCCTGCAATTCTGGGAGCACTATTCTTATTCACAAATCCATTTGGTAGATTTATTAGAGCATTCATTGGAACTGTTTTAAAACTTACCCTTAGACTTACTAAATTTGCTATTCCAAAACTTTTAGCTTTTGCGAAGAACAAACCTGCTGTTGCTGCTGCACTTGCTGGAGCAGGATTGTTTGCTGCAGGTGCAGTTGTACCTAAACTATTCCCAGAGACTGTTGATGCAGAAGAAAGAAAAACTGAAGCAGCTCCTGGTAGTAAAGAAGAAAAGATAGAGGCACTGAAAAAGCAAAAAGCAAATTTAGGTTTCTTAGAAAAACTTCAGGGTGTTGGTTCTGAAATTGATGAGCAAATCAATCAACTTGAAACTGGACAAACAAAATCATATGGATTTAATGGTGGTGGGTCAGTTCCAGAAAATAAAATATCAGCAAAAGATATTAGATTTGATGGTGGTGGAGTAATTAATTCTGGTTCTGGATTGAAAATATCTGGTGCTGGTTCTGATACACAATTAGTTGCAGCAACTCCAGGAGAAATCGTAATATCCAAACCAGCAGTTGATACATTTGGTGCAGATACTTTCTTAGGTATGAATGAGATGGGTGGAGGAACTAACAAACCATCTATGATTAATAATATACAATTTGCTGCTGGTGGTGGAATGGTTGGCAAAAAGAAGACTGGTATGAAACCAAATAAATTTAAGTTACCATTTTTCAACATACCATCTTTGAGAAAAAATAAAGTTGAGAATCGTGAAAAATCTCCTGTAGGAATGTCTTCTAGAAGTTATAATAATATTTCTGTTGGAAATGTTGGTAATAAGTACACAAATAATTCCAAGATGATTTCTCAGAATATTATGAAATCGAATAGTTATCCAGTAAACTATTCACCAAATCAGAACTATTCTCAATTGCAATTAACTTCTGGTTCACGAGTTAATATGATGATTCCTGGGCCACTTCCCAGTGGTTCTAGTTCTTCATTCATTCCTTTGCCAGATATAGTACAATCATTGCCATCCCAACAAATGGGTGTGAATGATGGAACAAAAATTCCAGAATTTATTGGAAGTCCTTTTAGTGATAAAGCATCTATAAACGCAGGAATATACGGGATAGTATAAAATGGCAGTAATAGATTCGGAAAAACTACTACCACCATCAAAGTCCTCAGGAAATTCTTTGGACAGTCAAAAATTTCTTGTACCAATAACAAATTTACAACCAAAATCTTCTGCCATCATAAAGGCTTCTGATATAAAACCAGGAGAAACTGAAGAACAAGCACCAAGGATTGCAAAGAAATCTATATTATTTGAAGTCATTAAGATTAAAAAGAGTACAATTAAGATAGATAAAATTCTTGGTAAGAGAAGTGAATTTGTAAAGAAGCAGCAGGAAAGAAAAAGAAAATCCTTAGAGAATGAAAGTAGAGATAAAAAGGAAAGAGCATTAGAAGGAAAAAAGAAAAAGAAAAAAGAAGGTTCTAAATTTCCATCTTTACCTGGACTTAGTTTCTTAGATAAGATTGGCAATTTTATTTTCTATAGTCTTCTTGGAAACTTTTTTAATAATTTTGGAGAGTATCTTCCTAAACTATTAGAAATTGGAAAGGTTATAGGCCCAGTCTCAAATTTTCTTATCAGTTTCTCTGGAAAAATTTTAAATGCTACTGTTTCTTTTATTGAACTTGGATATAATGCATATGATAAAGTTAGAGAACTGACAAAGAAAATTGGTGGTGAGGATGCAGAGAAAAAGTTTGATGAATTCAGCAAGCAATTTAATAGATTTGCAAACATTGCAATCATTGCAGCTATTGCTGCAAGTGGTGGAACTGATTTTGGTGGCGGTCGTGGAAAGGGGGGAGGAGTTCAAAGAAGAGGATTTGATACTAAAGGGAGAAGAGTAACTAATAGTGCACAGAGAAGATACTTTCAGAAGTATGGTAGAGATAAATTCATTGAAAGATTTGGAAAAGAAAATTTAAAAAATATTCCAAAGTCTGCTCAGAGAAGTGGATTAACAAAAGTTGCTAGAGGTGCTGTAGCAAAAACATTAGGTAGAAGTGGCTCTAAGCAAGCATTAAAGTTAACCAAAAGGTTTATAAGTCCACTTGTAAAAAGAATTCCAATCATTGGTGCATTCATAGATTTTGCATTAAATTATTTTGTCTTTAAGGAACCTCTTGGACGTGCAGCATTTAAAGCAATAGGAACGGCATTGGTTGGTGTTATTGGAACTGCCCTTGGTGGTCCAATTGGTGCAGTTATTGGAAGTCTTTTGGGTGATTGGGCTGGAGGTGCTGTTTATGATTCATTCTTTAAGAATAAAAAACCAGTCACTCCAAAAGAAGACAGAACAAAGGACCAAGATAAAATAAAACCCGGAAGAAAACCAGAAACTCCACAATCAAGAAAGTCTTCTGGAGTAATCACTGGTTCTCAAATGGAAAAGTGGAAAGCATTTTATGCAATGGCAGAAGCAGCAGGTGCAAAGTATCCACAACTTGTGGCTGCACAGTTTGCACTGGAGTCTGGTTGGGGTCAAAGTCTTGCTGCAAAAAATAATTTCTTTGGAATTAAGGCAACGTCAAGTGAGTCTGCAACACTTTCATCAACTCAAGAAGTTTATGGAGGAAAAACTGTTCAGACTGCAGCAAGATTTAAGAACTTTGATACTCCACAAGATGCAGTCAATCATCTTGTAACTCAATGGTACAAGGACTATCGTGGTTATCGTGGAGTTAACAATGCTGGTAGTGCACAAGATGCAGCAGATATGCTTCGTTCTGAAGGCTATGCTACTGATCCTGCATACTCAGCAAAACTAAAAGATTTGATGTCTAGATTTGCTGATGTTACAGGAACAAGAGATGATATTTCTGGAATCTCTTATTCAGAATCTGGTTCTAATATAACTACAAACATAAAAACAGGTTCTGGATATGGTTCTCAAGGAAGTAAAATTGCCGGGGAACTTGGTAGATTTATTCAGAGCGAACTTAGGAAAGGACCAGATTTCCAAGCAGTGACCGAACATCCTGAATTTGGTGGTGTTAATGCAGTTCACTCTAAAAATTCTTATCACTATTCTGGAAGAGCAATTGATATTGGTGCATATGATTATGAACAACCACCAATTCTTAGTGTGATTGACAAATTTGGGAAAAAGACTGGATATTTTCCTGTAGAATTACTCCATGCAGGAAACGATAGGTATCATCAAGACCACGTTCACGTTGCATATAAATCTGGAGGATGGGTTAGAGGATTAACAAAGGCAATTCTTGGTGAAAGAGGAAATGAATTTGTATTTGATGCTGATACCACAGCTGCACTGGAAGACAAGTATCCTGGACTGTTGAGTGCCCTTAACAAAGCAAACTATACAGAGTCCCTTTCATTGTTAAAAAATTATACAAGTTATTATAATCCATCTATGAGTGGCAATACTATTATGGTGCAGAGAGTAATTGTAGAAAAACCAATTTCAATGGGTGGAAGAGGAGGTGGTGGATTTGTAGCAGACTCTTCCAGTTCTAACATAGATAATAATATAGCAGCACTATCTGTAGGATAATGGGATTAGAGAATCAGGTTGCAAGGCAATATAACATAGGAAAATTTAAAATATATTCCAATGATGGAAAGAATTCTGTTGACTTGACAACAGGTGAAGGATATTTTTTGAACCTACAATACAATGAAAGTATATTGGAGAATCAAGTATCTGCTACAGTAACAATTGCAGACATTGGATATGCTGTTGGAGATTCACAGAATCAAAAATATCTTGGCCTGATTGATGGTTTGGATATGTGTGGTGGTGAAAGAGTAGAACTTGTACTGGAAGATGGATACAAAAACAAATTAGAATTCATTGATGAGAAGTGTCTTTATGTTGCAAAAATTAGAAACAAACTTGAAGATACTCAGAAGATGGTATTTGTAATTGATTTGGTAACCAAAGAATTTTTTATGAATGAACTTGTGGAAACAAGAGTTGATGGACCTTTCGATGGTAAAATATCAGTCTCAGTAGAAAATATTCTTAAACAATATCTGAGGACAGAGAAAGATGTTGATATTGAAGAAACAGATAATGTATATTCATTTAATGGCCATGTCGAGAAACCATTCTATAAATGTACTTGGTTAGGTAAAAGGTCAGTACCAAAAGATGGGACAAGTAAATCTGCAGGATTTTTCTTTTATGAAAATTATGATGGGTTTAAATTTAAGTCTATTGAATCATTGTTAGATTCTGAAAGAATACAATATAAAAAATATGTTTTCACAAACACTACAGAACTTCCAGATGAATATGATGGAAAGATTCTTGAGTATATGCCCATTATTAATATTGATGTTCAACAAAAAATGAGCATAGGTGCATATGGTTCTCAAGTTAAGACATACAATTTTTATGATAATGAATATAAAGAAAAGAACATAGGTTCTCAAAAAGAAGGAGAAAAGGGAATTAATCTTGCAGGCAACAACTTACCACGTTTACCTGAAGAAATGTTTGATAAACCAACAAGAATTATTGGTAAGATGCAACCAATTGGTGTAAAGCAAAAGTTAAATAAGGAGAAATCAAAAGAGAAGGACTACAACGTAGATGAGATTGTTGCACAGGCAGCAAGTCGTTATAATCAATTGTTTACCATTGTATTGACTGCAAAAATTGCTGGAGATTTTTCTCATAGAGTTGGTGATATTATATTCTGCGATTTTCCAGAACAGTCTCCAGGAAAAACTCAAGCAGTGAGTGGTAAAAATAGTGGGATATATATGATAGCCAACTTAGCACAACAAGTTGATGCCAGAGAGGGTTGTTGGACTCAGTTTACTCTTGTTAGAGATTCTTACGGAAGGAAACCATTTAAAAGATGACTCAAGGAAATTTTAACCCGGAACAAATTGGATCAGCAGGACTCTATTGGTGGACTGGGATTATTGTATCTGATGAGTCTTGGAAAGACAATGAGATTGCGGAGAAATGGAATACTCTAGATCAACTTCCAGGATGGGGAGCAAGATATAAAGTTAGAATTGTAGGAAAACATACTGGTGTAAGAGAAAAACTTAGTGATGATAAGTTAGAATTGTGTGAGGTAGTATATCCTGTCACTGGTGGAACAGGCCATGCAGCAAGTTATCAAACATCAAACCTGAGACAGGGTTCAGTTGTTATTGGTTTTTACAAAGATGGCACTGATGGAAATGAACCTATAATTCTTGGTTGTATTGGTAATAATGACCAGACAGTATTAAAAAGAGCACAGCAGAATGGTTTTGATACTCTCTCAGGATATACAAGTAGTACAGGTACAGCAAGAGTAGCGAAGTATTCTATTCCTCCAGGAGGTTCTCCAAGGTCTAGACAATATGTTGGAGAAGCACTTTCAAATTCTACCGATAAGGCCAACAATGCAGCAGACCAAAGAGCAGCAGAAGACCAAAGAACACCATCTCCAGTAGCATCTTCGTATGATTGTGATTTAATTAATTTTTCAGGTATTCAATTAAAGATACAAAATCTAATCATTGATATTGAGAAAAAGAAGAAAGAAATATATGATTGGAGATACTCAATTACTAATGAAATTATTAGTGAGGATGGCCAATCTTTTGGAGTAGAAGAATACGTTGCATATAAAGTTGGAAAGGTTGCAGGAGATGTAACTGCAGCAATAAAAAATCTTGTACTTGAAGTACAGAAGAAAGTAAAAGAAAACATTGAAAAAGGTGCAAAGAATTTTTATTACCTTCTTTTTCCAAATGCCAGACCTAAAGCAAAGGTTGCAATTGAAACTGCGAATGAGTTAATTACTTGTCTGTTCAGAAAGATTATTGGTCAATTAATATCAGTAATTACTAAGTTCTTATTGTCTGCAGTTAATAAGTATATTAATGTCCCTCTTTGTGCAGCAGAGAATATTTTAGGTGCAATCATTGGTAAGTTAAGTGGATTACTTAACTCTGCAATTAAAGCAATTATGGGGCCAGTGAATGCAGCTCTTAAGGCAGTCGATTTGGTTGGTGATATTTTTGATATCGTTATAGGAATTTTGAGTTTTATTAAATGTGATGACCCACCAAGTTGTTCTGAAGTTAAGGAGTGGAGTATCTATGATGGCGGTGGCCAAGGATTAAATCTTGACATTGGTTCAATCATAAACAAAGTCAAGTCATTTGCAGGAGGAGTTCAGCAGTCTGTTGACCCAGATAACTTTGATTTTGATTTAGATTTTGGTGATGTATTTGATAATCCTTGTAATATAAATGCTATTCTTTGTGGTCCACCAACAGTAGAATTTTTTGGTGGTGGAGGTTCTGGAACTTCTGGTAATGCCATTGTAAGTGCATCTGGAGAAGTTTTAGGTGTTGATATTATAGGTACTGGTGGTGGTTATTCAAATCCACCTACTGTCCGTTTTGTAGATGCCTGCGGTAAAGGTAGGGGTGCATTCGGAAGAGCTGTTATGGGTAGAGTACCTAAGAGCAACAGTGATGGAACTGGTACTGGTACTGGTACTGGTGATGGAACTGGTACTGGTACTGGAGCAATAGATGGAAATAATAATACCGACATTGGAAACTTAGGTGATAATGAAACAACATTAGGTGTCATTGCAGTCATTATGGATGAGACTGGAACAGGATATTTACCAACACCAAATGGGGACCAAGGTGGTGGAGGAAGAACATGGGCTGAGGCAGAAGATACTACAATTCAAAATCCAAATGGCGATTGGCAAATCCCAGTTCCACCAGGAAATACTGTCCCAGTAAATACAGGTGATACTGTAACTACTCCACCAGGAACAATCACACCTATAGAAGGAACTGATGAAGTTATTCCTGGTGGAGCACCATATATTGTGCAGAATTCTGGTACAATTACTACACCATCTGCACCTGATGTTAAACCATATGAAGATTATCCATCATCATCTGATGGCTCATATCCAGTCATACTGTATCTTTGTGGATTGGAAATATCAGACCCAGGATTCTTATATTCTGAAGGAGATGCTGTTGTGATTGAACCATCCAATGGTGCAACCGCAGAGATTACTTTGGGTGCATTTGGATTAATTAATAGCGTTAAGGTTACATCTCCAGGAGAAGGATTTACAGAAGTTCCAGAAATCTTTATTCAAACAGAGACTGGATATAATGCAAGACTTCTTCCAAGATTCTGCATAGATAGAATATCGCAAGATGAACTTAAAGAACCAACACCAGAAATTCAAGACAAGATTATATCTGTCATTGATTGTGTTGGAAAGATTCCACAAACAAGAAGAGAATTTTTTAGAGTACCTCTATAATGACTAAAGCAAAAAACTATCATACAATAAGATATGGTAATAAAGATGGTGAGTTAAAATTTGGCCACATCACAGAAAACAATGAAACTGATGCATTCATTGTTAGAAGTGGTACGGAATCAAACCACTACATTGAAATGTCATCTACTGGAAGTGCTAGTCGTAAGCACGGAACAACTTGTAGGTCTACAGGAACATTCCAAGTTAAAGCAGGAGACTCTGTAAAGGCACCATCAACTACAGATAAAGAAGCAAAAACAACAAGTGAAAATTATGCGATTGTTTTTGATGCAGTTGATGGGGATATTCTTTTGAATGCACCATCGGGAAGAGTTAAAATTTGTGCTCAGAACATTGAGTTAATTACTGCTGATGGCCCTGGATTGAATAATGGTGTGATTAGTCTTTCTGCAAATGAAAAAATTATTTTAAATAGTAAGAGTGAAATTGATATTCAAGGTGGCGTAAGTGTTAAGATGGCATCAAACGATACTTTGAATATTATTGGTAAGTCTATTTTAAATGCTTATGGTGGATTAATTGACTTTGGTGATGGTTCATCGACTGCAATAGCAGCAGGTCCAAAAATTGGTTCTAAGCCATGTCTGGGCAACACATATATAAATGAAGTTAGACAAACATTAGAAAATATATTAGGATAAGAAATGAAAGTACCCGATTTATTTGTAGGGAGAAGGTTGTTTGTTGGATGTGGGGAACCTGTTGGATTGGGTATAGGACCAACAGAAATTAGAGGTTCTGCGTATATTGAAGGACCAATGATTGTTGGTAATCCATTATCATATCCAGTAGCAGAAGCTAATTTGATGGTTGCAAGATGTGTAAATGTAGAAGCACTTACACCCCCTCCACCATCAATCTTTAAAGTATCATCAAGAACTTTACCACCAACTCCTCTTGATGTAATGCTTGGTGACCCAACAGGACCTGTTGGAATACAAGTAAACTCAACTATAATTAATATTTTAAACGCAACTGTACTTAACATAGTCTCTCCAATTACAAGTGGAACTGGAGTTTTAAATTGGGTTGGTGCAAAAACTTTAACTGGTGCAGAAGCTCTTACCGGAGCAAAGGCACAAGCAGGAGCTGAAGCAAGAGCAGGTGCAAAAGTTATTGATGGTAGCACAGTTATTAATGGAGCACTTGTAGTTAACGGTGCAACACAAATTAATGGATTCTTAAGTTTTACGGGTTCTATTGTTGGGACTACAAAGTTATTTGACATCAAACATCCATCAAAGAAAGGTTATAGACTTGCTCATGGATGTTTAGAAGGTCCAGAATTTGGAGTATATTACAGAGGAAAATTAGAAAACTCAAGTATAATTGAACTTCCAGATTACTGGATGAATTTAGTAGATCCAGAATCTATTACAGTAAACTTAACACCTCACGGACACTATCAAGAATTATTTGTAAAGTCCATTGAATGGGGGCGTAAAGTAATCATTCAAAATAACTCTGCAGGTAAAATAAATTGTAGTTATGTAGTACATGCAAAGAGAATAGATATTCCAGATTTGGAAATTGAATATGAAGGAACGGAACCAAAGCAAAGAAATTTAGGAGAATAATATGGCACTATCTGATGACATTGTAAAGGATATGACCAAAAAATTGGAAACTAAAAAAAGTAATATTGAGTATTTTGAGAAAGAAATTCTTATTATTGATGCACAAAAAGAACCATATGATAATGCAATAGTAGAAATTGATAAAAATATTCTTGCAGATATTAATAGTGTAAATTCCTCAATGGAATCTGTTCAGAGTGCTTATCAAGCAAGAATAAATTCTGGATGTAAGTCAGATTTATTTTGGAGAATAGAATCCGAAACTGCTACTGATTTTAATCTAATTGCAGAGAAACTACCAAATGTAGGGTATGCTGAAAGCTTCAGATACATTGATCCCGATACACTTGGAATAACCACAGCAAATGTTGGTGATGCGATTATTGGTAATGGAAACATTTCACAAAATTTATATGCAATAAGATATAAGGATCAACCATACGTTAGAAAGGACATTGGAGATACTACTGTAGGAAATTTTATTGGAGTTGTTGGTTCTGCTTCAACAGAACTTGCAATTGTGTCTGCAATAGGTGAAGATTTTGTTGCAGATATTAGTGTTGGAAATCTAATTATCTCTACAAAAGATGGTGTGTTTTCTCCCATAGCAAACACAATCGTCGGGTTTGGGAGTACAACAATTTTTGCAACTGAACCAGTATTTGATGAAATTGTAGGTATTGCAACAACATCTTTACAGGTATCAACATTACTTTTACAAGACACAACTGTTGGATTTTCAAGTTTGCCAGAAAGTGATGGTTCTTATGTGTCATATACTGTTATTACAGACCCAGATACTTTTGAAGCATCTAAGGGAAAACGATTCAGATACAGTATACCACTAGAAAAGAATCCATTCTCAAAGGAAACTGTAGGAATTATAGATTCTTCCAATGTTGGTATTGGTGTAAGTATAAATGTTGTGAAAAGTGGCAATCCATCAGCAACTCAAGACTGGAAACCAGAGTATGAAGGTACTATTAAGGGTGGAGAGAAAGTAAAATTTCCAAAAGTTGGTGGAGGAAAAATTTATTATAATGTAGGATTTGATGATGGACCCGTAGATTTTATTTTAAATCCAGTATCTAGGGGAGATACAAGAACAGTTCCCATATCAGATTTTGATTTTAATACAGGAGGAACATACAACAATATTGCACTTCCTTTATATGACCAAGTAAGTGGTGGATCTGGATGTGGAGCTGCGGACAATGCAATTACTGATGCAGAGGATGCAAGAGATGCACTAATTTCTAACACTGGATTTGGAAAAAGAGTAGACACTGCAAATGCACTAAGAACTGAGAGAGCAGATTATGCAATAAGAATTTGGACATTAAGACAATCAATTGGAGGTGAAAATGCTAAGATAGATGAGTATGGTTCACTAGTAGATTTTGTTAATAATCAGGAGATAATATGAACAACACAATTTATACCAACACTGATAATCTTGTTATTGCAAGAGGAAAAGTCTTTCACAACAATACAATTTCATTACCAAAGGAATGGGAAAAGACTGTCAATCCCAAAACAATTACAGTATCCATAACTCCGTGTGGAATGTACCATAAGATTTTTGTGAAATATGTTAATATTAAAGAGATTAAATTGGATTCTGATGCAAAGGTTCCAATTGAGTGTTATTATCAAGTAGTTGCAGAACTAAATAATCAATAAAAATTACTGAGATATGGCTAATCAAAGTATTAATATTGGATCTGTACCTAATGATGGAACTGGAGATAATCTAAGAGCAGGTGCAACAAAAATTAATCAAAATTTCACAGAAATTTATACTGCTTTAGGTGATGGAACCAATTTAAGTGTAACAGAAACTGTTCAAGATGCTGTTGGAGATGCAATTTCTGCAGGTATTCAAAATGGAATTACTGTTACTTATAATGATACAAACAATCAAATTAATTTTGATGTTACTGCAGGTTCTGTTACTCGTATAGATTATCCTGCACCAAATCTTTATAGTCTTGCAAAAGCAGATTTAGGCACTGGTGTTAAGTACATTTTAGTAAAAGTGTGGGGAGCTGGTGGTAGCGGTGCATGTGCTGGCGCCGTTCCAGGCACCGGTCTGTGTGCCGGTGGTGGCGGTGGTGGTTATAATGAAAAGATGTTCTTTCTCGACGAATTGCAAAATAATTTTGCAATTACAGTAGGTGCTGGAGGAGCAAGAAAAACTCCTGGTGGATTTGGTAATGTAGCAGGAGATGCTGGTGGGACTAGTACTTTTACTGACGGAAATATTACTTTAGAAGCAACAGGCGGTGGGGGTGGAGGAACTGGGATTACTCTCGGTTGCAAAGGTGGAGATGGTGGCAGATCTGGTACGTTTGATATCTTTGGTAGAGGTGCATACGCGACAGTTGATGCAGGTAATCCATTTGAAAAAACTTCAAGTCCAAATCAATTTTATTTGGGTGGATTTGGTGGAGGAAATACATCTAATGCATCATTGCTGCCTGGGCCCGATAGCACACTTTATCCTGCACTGGATAGTGGTCAAGCAGGATATTCTGTTTATGGTGGCGGTGGTGGAGGTGGCACCACCTTCGGCGGCACTAATCTAGCAGGAGGAGACGGACCTGGAGGAAATTCCATTTATGGTGGTGGTGGCGGCTCTGGTCGGGGTGGCACTGCCGCTTTCCCTAGTTTGGGTGGAGTTTCTAATTTTGCTGGAAATGGTGGCTCAAGCACTGGTATTAGTGTTCCAACTGATCCTACCATTCAAGATGGTCAATTCCCTGCTGGAGGTGGAGCTGCTTGTCAAAGAAGTGCTGCAGGAAATTTTTCTGGTGCAGGGGCAAATGGAAGAGTTACGATTTATGTTTTCAAGTAATTCATAAATATTCAATAAAGATTAGATTCGATGGCATATCAAGGTATAACAACGACACCTATTGCATCAGCTGATAGCCTTTTGGTGGGTGCCGTAAAAATAAATTCAAATTTTACTGAGATTTATGATGGATTGAAGAATGGTTCTGGAGATATTACTACAGAAGTAACAGTTGCTTCTGGTACTGCATTTGAAAAAACTTATAATAAGATAACACCTGGTTCTAGACTTTCTGCAGAGTCTGATTATGAAAGATCAGTGTATTATGCAGTTTCAGATAATCCTGCAACTCTTACCCCATATGAAGAAGTGCAATTAAATGCTGGTGATTTTTTTGTACACTACATAAACGGTTCTGCAACAGGAACTCCTATTATACCAGAAGTTAGATTAAAACTTCCGCTTAATCCAGAATTTGGAAATAAGGTTTCAATTCAGGTTGGAACTGGAATAAAATTCCAAACGGTTAGAGTATCAGGAAATACAGTTCCACCAGCAACCCCAAATAATCCACCAAGTAATATTTTGGGATTTACACCTACACAAACAGGAGCAGTTCCAACCAGTGATGGAATTATATTAGATGTTCCCAATACAACATACACTTTCGTTTATGTTGGAAGACCATATCAGTCTGATGTTAATACTCTCTCTGGAACTCTTTCAGAAACAAATGATGAGAATATAAGAGGATGGGTCTTGGTATAAATAGAATACAAGGAGAATATGAGTAATGGCACTTAGAGCTAGTCAATTTATAAATGCACCTTATACAATCACAACAACTACAGCAAACAAGACTCTAGAAAATTTTGAGTATTGTACTGTTTTGCCAAGCACTCCAACTGGACCCCTTACTTTAACATTGCCTAGTGCTTTTGTTGGAAATAAAGTTAAGGTTAGCGTTTTTAATAAAACTAATGTTACACTTACAACAGGAAGTTTATTTCCTATTATGAACCTTGCAGAAGATCTTACAATAGATTCGGAATTTGCTACAGTAGAACTTGTATATGTAGATAGCAATATTGGATGGAGGATTAGTTAAATGAGCAATTTAAGCGATTTTATGGGTGCTGCTGTTGGTGCAGAAGTAACTGTTACAGAGTTTGCCTCTCCAGGCAATTTTACTTTCACTAAAGATTCTAGAGATAAGTTTTATATTGTTCAAGTTTGGGGTGCAGGTGGTGGAGGAAATTCTTCCGCACCAGCCCAACAGAATAATCCTGGAGGTGGTGGAGGAGGTTATAATGAAAGATACTATTTACCAACAGAAATTGGTAATACGGTAGCGGTTACTGTTGGTGCAGGTGGATTCATTACACCTCTATCAGATGGTGGCGATTCTTCATTTGGAGATTTAGTTGCTGGGGGAGGTACTACAGCTGGACTATTAATTCCAGGCATAGGTGGCCATCCAAACAATGTTAGACTAGTCAATGCAACAGTGGCAACTGAAAGTTCTGGAAGTCCTTTTGTTGGAGGAACTGGTAATAATGCAAATGCTAATTTTGTTTTTTCTTATTATGATTCTGTTTATGGTGGTGCTGGAGGAGGCCTCGGCAGAATATCTGGTGGAGTAACCAATCCAGCAAGACTATTAGGGGGAACTTCAGTATATGGAGGAAATGGTGGTCGTGGTGGTGATGATGACGCTGGCATCGATGCAACTGATGGACAACAACCAGGCGGAGGCGGAGGCGGAGCTAGAGGAGCAGGATTCCCTGGTCGTGGTGGCAATGGATTAGTCAAGGTAATTATTTTCAGATAACCCTTGACACCTCCCACTCACCGTGCTATGATAGTCAGGTAATCAACGAACGAGACCAAATGTCTGATGAGTATCTGACTCGATGCGTGGTGGACCCCATCAAGCGTACTGTGTACATCTATTCCAGTGAAGGGTCAGAAAAAGAAGTGGTCTGTGATACCACCGAAGAGTTTATGAATGTGCTAAAATTTGTTCGTGCCACACTGGGAGAAGACACTCTTGCTTATGCAAGTCCACTCTGAGGGAAAATTAGCTTTTAATTCCATTTTTGGGCGGAAAAAAATCCCGGTAATTTTTTGGTCTGTAGGGTTTTCATGAATTTAATTAAAATTGACTATCAGTCTCTAATAGAACAGAGGGTGAAGACAACACCAGAAAATGTCAAAGAAGCAAACGAGGCACTATTTTGTGCTAAAATGACTGTACCCGCAGCAGCAAAGCACTGCGGTATGACTCAGAAGGAAATGAAAATGACCTTCCAAGAGTATCTCAAGTATCATCCACCAACTTACCAAATGGACTGATACAA